CGGAGGAGATGAAGGCGCTGATGGCGCGGCACACGCTTGCCCTGAGGGCGATCCGGGGTGGGGTCGCGCCGACCGAGGGCGACCGCCTTGATTTGCTGCTGATGGTGGTGACCGGCGTGCCCCTGGACGAGATGGGGCAGGTCCCCGAGCGTCAAAAGCACGCACCGCCCCCGGGTCCACGACCGCCAGAAGGGATGGCTTCCCGCTTGAGTAGCCCTAGGTCGAGGATGAGGCCCCGTGCCGACGGTCGCAAGCTGACACGCACCCTCTAACGGTGGGAAGACAGCCGGGTGCAGACCGGTTCGTCGCTGACCTTACGCCCCCCACCGGACGGTTACAAGAGACGGGGCTTGCGAGCGTCCGAACGGGAATGTTAGTGTGCGTACACGGTTGGGAGGCCGAGGCGTGGTGGCGGGGGGGTGCAGGACCCCCGCCCCCCGCCGCACCGTCCATCCGCTCCGGTGGCTAGGGTGGCTAAGTCACCTCGGCCTTGAAGCCCGGAACAGGCTGTCAGAGAGCCGTCCGGGCTTCGAGGTCTAATAGGGGCCATGAGAAAACTCCTGCTCATCCTGAGCGTGGCCCTCGCCCTCGCGGGCGGGGCAGCCCAAGCCGCCGAAGCGTGCAGCACCGGGCAAACCTACGAGCAGTACATCTACTGCACGTACAACCCGGGCGCGATCCTCGCCACCTACACCTGCGTAGACGGGATTGTGTGGCGTCAGACCGGCTGGCGTGTTCTCTGGGGCTGCGGGTAAACCCAATGAGACCCGCCCAGCCGGGCCGCTACCGTGACGCGCTCCAGCCGAAAGACCACGGCGACCCGCCGACCCCCCATTTCGAGCCGATGCCTTACAAGCGCACGTCCGGGAGGCACAAGCCGGACGAACTCAGCCACTACCCGCGCGGGGCGAAACGGCTGAACAAGAGGCGCGGCTGATGCAGCTTCCCGGCATCACCCCGCCCCGCCCGTCCTGGCGAGGCCTGCGCAGCCTCGGGCAGGGCTTGCTCGCCGCAGGCGAGTTCCCCGACCAGGCCGCGATCGCGCTCATGTTCGGGCCGGAATCCGCCGCCGCCGACAGCCCCGCAGCGTTCATCGACACCCTCAACCCGATGATGGCGATGGGAGGCGGCCTCGGGAAAAGCCGCCTCAACCGGAACGACCCGGTGGTCGAGTTCATGCGCAACCACGGGCGCTACGACCTCAGCCCAGTCCAGCCGCACATCAGCGGCGTCCCCGTCCCGCGCGAGTTCACCTGGCAGCGCACCGCCCAACAGGTCCCCTTCGAGCGCTTGCAGTTCCCCCCCGCCCTCAAAGATGTGCTCGAACCCGGCCAAACGACGCTCCGCCGCCACCAGCGCCTGTTCGGGCAGAGGCTGCAACAGCAAACGCAGCACCCGAGATACCGGGGCGACGACGAAGCCCTCGACAACTGGATGAACGACGTGATGCGCCCCGGCGGGATCCGCGTTCGGGGCCGCACAGACGCCGCCCACCTGCGCCGCAAAGAACGAAGCGAGCGCGAGCACTACCAGCACTTCTGGAGGCTGAAGCGTGAGGATCTGCGCAAAGACGACTGGGTGGGCTGGGCGCGGCAACGCAACACCGAGAACCGGCTCTACCAGCCCGGCGGCGTTCGCGCCAAAGGAGCGCCCGGCGGCAGGCCCGAGCTGAACGCGATCAGCCCCGCAGCAGCCATTGGTTACCAGCCGGGGGGGGCGCGCAAACGGGTAACAAAGCGCACCGGTGTCCCGGACGCGACGATCGCGTTCCACCACCGCGATCGTTAGAAGGGCTCCCGCCGCCGGGGGAGCCCTTCTACCTAAAGCTGGGACGCACGGGACCGGAAAGGCGGGAAGGAGGCAACAGCCGCAGATGCCAAAACGGCTGCGCTAAAACCCACCCTCCTCACGCTGCTCGACTAGCTACCCCCTGTCGAACAGTCGCAGAGCCCGTTACAGCAAGTTCGCCCACGCCCCAGCAAACTCATCCGTTGCGCAGCTCCTCCAGCCACGCCTCCGTCAACTTCGGGTACGCGCCCGGCTCGTAGGTCAGAAAACCGAACTGAACCTGCTTGGCCCCCTGGATGCCGACCTCTTGCGTCCCCCGCCCGTACGACCCGTAAAGCTGGGCCAACACGCACCCGCAGCCGGTGTTCATTAGCGCCTGGGACTGGTCGAGTTTGCGCCGCCTGATCTTGCGTCGCCAGCCGCGACCCAACGTCTCGTCCAGGAACATCGCGCCCTTGTGCGCGCGACGCCTCGCGGTTGCCTTCGTGATCATCCTGTCACCTCCTAGAGCTGGTCGCACGGGTGATGCCCGTGCTCGAAGAAATACTTGTTCGCCTTCTTGAACTTGCCGTTCACCCAGAAGCCCCAGGTGCGCGTGTTCGGACCGGTCAGGATGAGCGTCCAAACTCCACCCGGGTCGGTGAAAACCGTGTGCCGGTGCGTCGCCGACCGAAAACGAATGCTCCCCGCGCGCAGATGGTCCTCACCCTGCTCGGACGAGTCGGTGTAGCCGCCCTTCAAGACGATGGTCAGGAACCACCAGGGGTGATCGTGGTGGAACCTCGCGTCGTCCGAGCGGTAGAAGTGATGCACCCGGACCGAGAAGGCACCCGCGACGATGCCCCACCGTCGCAAATACGGGCACTCCTCCCGGCCCAGGCGCTCGCCCCACTTCACTGACAGGTGCTTGCGGATCGCGTTGCGGCGATTCTTGCGAAGCCCGGGGCGTGGACTCGAACCAGCGACCTCCGCCATGTGATCTGACGGTGCTCTACCAACTGAGCTACCCGGGCGTGTCAAAACTCGTACCTCCAAACCCACCGTCCGGCGTAATGCCCGGTCGGTGCTAGACAAAACCGACAGCCGCAGTATCCGTGCAGCCCGTACTCCATGTTCGCCTGTGCCTCTGTACACACGTCGCAGACGACCAACTGCGTTGGCACAACCACCGCGCGACCAGGACGCGCCCATGCCGAGACAAACTCAGTCACTTCTTCTTCAACTTCCGAAGGTCGTCGATGTTGCAGAGCGCGGTCAACCTCACCCCGTCCTTGTTCGGATGCTTCGCCCTGATCGCAAGCCCGTCACCGCGCCTGCCGACCACCATCACCAGCGTGTTCGCGCTGAACGGGCCGACGCCCCGCAGTAGCGTCGCCTCCCACGGTCCCGGACGTTTGCGTCTCATGCGGGCACCTTCTCGGGTTCGCGCACCGGGGTCAGGTCGGGCATCTCCTCCGGCACCTCTTGCGGCTTCCTGAACGGATCACTGATCGGTTCGACCGTGATCGCCTCGTCCTCCTCACCGATCTCCATCACTCATCTTCCTCCTCGTCGGTAGCTACCAGCGTGTTCTGTAGATGCACGGGCACCCCGTAGCGTTCCTGCAACGGCTTGACCAGCCGCCAGGAAATGTGCGGCACCCACAACTCGATCACGCGCGCCTTCTCGGCGCGGAAGCCCTGACTGGCCGGGATCACCTTCCCCGCCAAGCCGACCTTGCCGACCACGCGGATCGACTCGTCGCTGTAGCGGTTGTAGTTGATCGAGACGAGATGGTTCCAATCTCGGGCGCTGTAAATCCCGCAACTGCACCGCTCGCCGGGCACCTTCTTGTCGTCCGACTTCGGGCAGACCATCCGGTTCGCACAGGTCGCGATCATCCAGTTGTCGGTCGGCCACTCGGCCTGAGCGTTCAGTGAAATCAGGGTCGGCTTCTTCGACCCGCGCACGTTGAAGGCGCGGAAGCCGTGCAACTCGCCGACCACATCGGGGACGACCACGTTCGTGCCCGGTTCGCCCTTCGAGTGCTTCAACGTGTGCATGGCGACTTCGGTCGGCAGAAGCATCGCCTCGCAGACGTTGCACATGAACCTCACCTCATTTCCATCCGTCACCGTTGCCTCCTTGCAGATCGTTGCTTACGGTTGGCAGAAGCGCCGGATGATCACCCGGCAGCCTCCACCACCACTTGCCACCAGCGCCGAACCCGACCCGTTTGCGCTGAATCCCGATGTCCTCGCCAGCGCGCCGGGTCAACTTGCGCGAATGCGCGTACTGCAACGCGTCCTCGAACACGTCGTTCGCCGGACGGGGACCCATCGCCAGGTAACCGGTCAGCCAGTCCGCCGCCATCGCACGCTTGTCGATCGAATCGCGGCCCACCTTCGTGACCAGCCCGGACTCGATCAGTTTCAAGGCGCGGATCTTCGCCTGGTCGCTGATGAACACCAGCTTCCCGGCGCTGATCAGGCGCGCGTCCTCGCCCTTGCCGTGGACGTACTCGAACTCGTCCATCTCGAACAGCACCGAGTCCGGCCACGGCCCCAGGTTGTACTTCGCGGGGGCCAACACGCGCTGATCTGCGTCGTCGGGGTCCACCCCGAAAATGTAGACCGCACGGGCTGCGCCGCCCAGACCTCCGCCCGACCCGCCGACCACCTGCAAGGGGTGCGTGATGCCGCGCCCCGACTTGATCGTGTGGTGGATACCGATGATCGCCGCCCCGGTACGGTCGGCCATCTCGGACAGTGGGGTGAGGGCGGTGCGCACCTCCTGGTCGTTGTAGATCGACGCCGTGATGTGCGCGGACACCGGGTCCATGATGAACGCGGACGCCTTCGTCCTCTTGATCAGCGCCTCCAACTCGTCCAGGTCCTGCGGGATGCGGGGCAGACCGTGGCCGTGCCCCTCCCGCCACAGGTGAATGCGTTTCAAGTCTGCGTGGCACGCCTCCAGCCGGGGCCGAATGACGTGCGCGGTCGAGTCCTCCAGGTTGCTGAACACGACCTGCTGCTTCGCGCGGGACAACTCTGCGGCCAACATCGCCGCGAACAGCGACTTGCCGTCGCCGGGCCTGCCTGCGACCAACGAGATCATCCCTCGCGGAATGTGGTTCAGCCACAACCAATCGACCGGTTCCGGCTGAACATCAGCGGCTCGTACTGTCACCTCGCTGCCTCCTAGCCTTGTTCTTTTCGCGCCTTCCCTCGGCGCGGTAGCGGGCACACTTCACCTTGTTCCGACCGTATTTGCGGCGGCCTCCGCTGGACGGCTTCGCCTTGTGCGGCGGATCCTTCCGGGCCATGCTGACCTCCCGTTATGGGTTCATTTGGTCAGCACGGTCACCTCCAGGTTGCGTCCGTCCGGGCATGTGTGTACAGTATAGCAGGTGGCCCCGGCTGTGCAACATATCTGCCCCGATACCCCGCGATGAAACGAGCGCGCATCGACCTACGCGTGCGAGTTGAGCAGAAGAAAGCGTGGGAGCGCGAGGCGGACAAACTGGGGCTCGACCTGTCCGAGCTGATCCGAAGGAGGGTTGAAGGCGTGCCTCCCCACCCGAAGCGAAAGGCGGCGTAGTGGCAAACAGTTTTTACGTGAGCGGTCTGCAAAACATGATCGCGACGAACGTCAACTACGTCGCGCCTAACGGGAGCGACATCAGCGTCCGCTGGTCGAACAACAGCGACGCGGCCGACGTGACGTTCACAGCTAGCACCGGGGCGAACGTGAGCATGTTCGCCATCCTCGCCGAGGAGTACAAGTCGCACGTCGTCAAGGCGTACACCACCAGGGTGATTCTGCTCGACGAGATCTACCGCGATTACCCGAAGTCCGACTTCCGCATCGGCACCGATCACGCCGGGAAGATGACCGCCTGGCTGACCGAGCAGTTGCTTGGCGGCGCGTTCCTGCACGCACGAGCCTTGCAGAAGCGTGCTAAGGCAGCCGGGTTGAACTACCGGATGCGAGAACTCGCGGCTGCCGGGGACGCGATGGGCTTCACGACCGCCGGGTCGAAGTGGATGCGGCTGCCGAAGGAGCACCCGTGGCGCTTGTAGCGTCCAGCAACCTGAGCACTGGCGCGGCGTTCCTCCAGGAGCTGCTCGCGCCGATGACCCAAGATCTGAAGTGCGAACACACCTGCGGACAGCCGTACGTCGTCGATCTGGTCCAGCAGACCCGAGCCAAGATGACGGATTCCTGGATGGTCTGCTGGGCCGCGTACTGCCCGAACCCGGTCTGCATGTTGCAGTCGCCGGTGCTGCCGGGGTCCTATGTGCCCTGCGCGGTGGCGATCCCGATGAACGCCTTGGAGAAGGCGAACTACGATCAACTCACCGAGTTGATAATGAACTACGTCAAGAAGTCGGTGGGCGTGCTGCGCGCCGAGTTGGCGAAGTTCGCGCCGCGCTCGCCCGTCTGCGGGTCCGAGCACATGGCGAAGATCAGCGACTGGTTGACCAACCACCTGCGCGAGGTGGGCGAGACGACTGCCCGCGCGGCCGAGCAGGCAGCCTGGCCGCAGCAGGACTTCACATCATCCGAGCTGTTCGACGCGGCGAGTAGGCTCGGCTTCATCTCTGCCGCTGGATCGGTGAAGTTGCGCCTCCCACCCGATCACCCCTGGGCATGAGGGTCGGCATCGTCGGCCACGGCCAGGACAAGTTCAGCCTCCACGCCGAATACTCAGCCAGAATGATCATCGTCGGGCTGGTCCGCTACGCCGACGTGGTGATCTCCGGGCACTCACCGGTCGGCGGCATCGACATCTGGGCCGAGGAGGAGGCTGAGCTGCAAGGTGTGCCCACCGCGATCAAGACCCCGGAGATCCACCAGTGGAACCCGAACGGCTACGGCTACAAGGCGCGCAACCTGGACATCGCTCGCGAGTCGGATGTCGTCCACGTCCTCGTCGTCGATAGCTACCCGCCCGAGTACGAGGGAAGGCGTTTCCCGCTCTGCTACCACTGTCAGACGACTGAGCACATCAAGTCGGGCGGCTGCTGGACCGGGCACCAGGCGATCAAGGCCGGGAACCGAGCCCAATGGTGGACCATCCGTCAGTCACCGTAAACTGGCGGCGTGCCCGGATCGCCGAGGAAGAAGGAACGCAAGGACCGTGAACGCCTGGACGGCGACCGCACGTCGAACGGCACCCGCACCGACCTGACCCGCATCGACCCCGAGGCCGAGCTGCCCGAGGAGCCGAAGAAGCGGGGCGCGTCCCCCGAGTTCATGCGTGAGATGACCCGCCGCCGGGTCGAAGCGCAGGCGCGTGGCGAGGTCAAGCGGGGCGGGAAGCCCCGGACGCAGTTCACGAAGGCCGAAAAGGAAGCCGCCGCGCTGGAGAAGCTGATGCCTCGTGCGCTCAAGGTGCTGGAGGAACAGCTCGGCGACCCGGACGCGCGCATCCGCCAGTCGGCCGCGATCAAGATCTTCGAGTACGTAAAGGGCAAGCCGACCCAGAAGGTCGAGGCGAACGTGGACCAGACCATCCACGCCATCCGCTATGAAACCGTCGCCTTCGACACCGGGCTCGTCCTGGAAGGGGCCTACGAGGAGATCGACCAAGAGGTCCCGGAGCTGACCAGGTGACCGCTGTCCAAGAGGGGGGTGTGCTCGTCGTCTCCGACCAGGAGTTCGCCGAGCGGATGAACAGCAAACAGCGCGACTTCTTCCGTCTCTGCAACGACCCGACGGCGGAGGAGATCCTGTTCGACGGCTCGATCCGCGCCGGGAAGACGCAGGCCGCCTGCAAGATCATCGCCGCCTGGGCCTGGAAGTACGGTGGCCCGAACTGGCGCTGGGTGATTCTACGTAAGACCTACCGCGAGCTGGCCGACTCGACACAGGCCGCGTTCTGGCGTGGTGACGGGAAGATGCCGCCCGCCTGCCCGCCCGAGCTGATCTCCCGCTACTACGCGAAGGACGAGGAGGTAATCCTCAAAAACGGCGCGCGCATCATGTTCCGCTCCGCCGAGCAGGCGAAGGAAGCGGAAAACAAGATCCGCAACGTCACGCTCGCGGGCTTCTTCATCGACCAGGTAGAGGAGTTCGATGGACCCGAGTATTTCCACCTTTACGAAACCCTTCTCTCACGTCTGTCTGATCCTCGCGGTCCCCGAAAAGGCTTGCTCGTGGCGAACCCTGGAGCAGAGGACCATTGGGTTCACCGTCGTTTCGTGGACCCTCTCAAGCGGGAGCCTCAAACACGTCGCGTGAGCGTCACCTTGTACGACAACGCGCACAACCTGCCCGAGTCATACGTGACACGGATGACGAGGCGCGGTCAGACCAACCCGCTGTTCTACCGCCGCTACATCCTCGGCGAGTGGGGCGCGTTCGGCGGCAAACGCTTCCCCGCCTGGGACCCGGACGCGCACACCTGCGCACCGATCAACATCGGGGCGGGCTGGGAGATCATCCGGGCCATCGACTACGGCTGGGCCGACCCGACCGCCGTCGTGTGGTGCGCAATCGACTACGAGGGACGCTGGTGGGTGTTCGCCGAGCACTACGAGAACGAGAAGCCGATCAGCCATCACGCGCGCAAGATAAAGGAGATCGAAACGACCTATGGCATCACCACCACGTCGTCGTTCCTTGACCCGTCTGCGTTCGCCCGCAAGTCGGAGTACCAGTCGATCGCGCAAGAACTTGCGGATCACAACATCCACTGTGGGCGAGCGCAGAACGACCGTATCGGCGGCTGGAACCGCATCGAGGAAATGATGATCGACACGATGCCCGACGGGCTGCCCAGGCTGCGCATCTTCCGCACCTGCGAGAACCTGATCCGCGAGCTGCCCTCGCTGAAGATCAAGGAGGGCACGAACGATGTGGACGACAAGCAGTCGGACCACGCCGCCGACGCGTTGCGCTACGCGATTATGACCCGGATGCCCGCCCCCGAGGAGGACGACGAGGACGAGGAGCTGGGGCCACGCGAGGCCTACGCGAAAAGGCTGTACGAGCGCGCGATGGGGCGCGAAGAGGAGAAGCTGCGGATGGTCTAGCCCCCGAAGGGGTGGAGGTGGGAATAGGTGATACCCACAACGAGGTCGCCGAGTCACCTTAGCTGGGGTGCCTCAACCTCGAACCGACCGTTTGCCTCCCGGCGAGACTGCCTGCTGCGGATACAGCCGCCAGGGCGCTCCCCCCACAGTTAGCCAGGTTCGCGCCCCTTCACGTCTCCGGTCTTGCGTTACCCCCCCCGGCACAGCAAGGGGTCTTCCGCCACTCCAAAGGCCGAACCGTCGTCCAGCCGTAAGGCTGACTGTACACACATTCGGCTTTCGTGTCAAGCCGGGGGTGCTTTCCGACCGAAGGGGGCGCTAGGCTGCGCCCATGCCTGAGTTCAGACTTGCCGAGCGTGCCGACCGGAGCCCGACCCGCTGTTACTTCTGCGGTGATCACGAGGGTCCGTTCATCGACACCTTCACCGACGACAACGTGGTCGGTGCGGTCTGGATCTGCGCGCCGAACGAGGAGCGCCCCGGCTGCCTGGGCCAGATGGCCCGCCTGGCCGGATGCGAGCTGCCGTTCGACTACAACGCGATCCAGCCCCAGACGCCGTTTCGGAGTGACACGAATGCGGTGGTGACCCTGTAGTGCCGTACCCGGTTCCGCAGCCGATGCCCTACCGGACGGGGACGCAGAACGAGCAACGCCTGCGTGGCCGTTCGCTACGAATGCTCCCGGAGGGCGGCCCCGAGTTCGCCAACAACGCCGTCCAAGCGCGAGCCGGGCAGTACGGCACGCTGCGGATGGGCCAGATGCAGAAGCTGCTCGCCATGATGCAGGCCCAGCAGGGTCAGGGTGCGCCGATGGGTGACCCGAACGTGATGGCCCAGTTCGGATCCGCGATGCAGGGAGCGCAGGGTCTCGACCCCGCCGCCGCCTGGCGTCAGGTGAGCGGATCGTTCGCGCGGATGGCCGGTCAGCAAGCGCCGGGGATGGACCCCCGGATGTGGCTGCACCAGATGATGCGCGGGCCGCGCCAGCCGATGCAGTCCCCGTACTAGGAGGAAAACATGGCGAAGGAAAAGGTCGCAGAGAAGAAGAAGCGGGAGAAGGACGTGTCGAAAGACGCGGCCGTCATTCGCAAGAGTGACGACCCGCTGACCGAGGACACCCCGGTCGTGCAGGGCACGGGCTTCGACTACTACCGCTCAAACAAGCTGCTGCTCGCGGTCGAGCTTCGGGAAGCCACTGAAGTCGAGCAGGACGATGGTTACATCTACGAGGCGGAGGCTGGTGATTACGTTGCTGTCGGGGAAGACGGTCATCCGTACATCATCAAGCGCGCCGAGTTCCTGGCCGAGTACGTGCCTGTCCCCCCGGCGAAGCGCGACACGCAGGCAGTCGGGTCGGAATGATCGCGGTCGTCGCACTGGTCGCCACCGTCGTGGTGGCGCTCGCGGCGATCTTCGTCTTCGCACGCATTCTGTTGCGACGCGAGCGCGCCTGGGAGCGAAAGGAAATGGGTTGGCAGCGCGAACGCGAAGTGCTTCTTGATCGGGTCATGTTCCTCGCCGACAAGCCCTGGCAGATGCCTGAGACGTTCCAGGCTGAGGAAACGCCGGTTGACAGCACCTTCGTGTTCCCGGAGCTGAGCGTACTGGAGTAACTAGGTGAGCAACCTCGCCTACGAAACGCCCGGTCAGCGCGAGGATGCTTACTCGCCAGAGACGGGTTCGATGCTCCAGAAGTGGCGGGAGCGTCTTGAGCTGGCAAAGAGTGATCGGTCGCGCTACGAGCCGACCTGGCACATCTGCCAGTCGTTCCTGGCCGGACGGCATTGGGTCGGCTGGGACACGCGCACCAGTCGCGTGGTCGAGATGCCGAATCCGCAGGACCGGGAGCGGCACACGGTCAACGTCATCACGCCGTACCACCAGACGCTGCTCGGGAAGCTGTACGTGGAGGACCTGCGGCCGGACTTGATCTTCCGCCGCCAGGACGTGGAGTCCGAGTCGATCGCGGAGCACACGCAGAAGGTTGCGAAGTTCGCCTGGGACGTTGAGGTCGAGGCGGACAAGCGCGCCTACATGGTCATCCACAAGATGCTCACCTACGGCACCTCGGCCGGTCGCTGCATGTTCGACCCGTCGAAGGGCGACGTGATCGCGGAGGTTCCGGTCGGCCCGGACGGCAAGCCGATGACCGACCCGGAGCAGGCGCACGCCTACGTCGCGGAAGCGCAGATGAACGGCGAGCAGGTCGAGTGGACGGTGCTGCGCAACGGGCAGATCGTCTGGGAGGCTCTGGCCCCGCACAACATTTTCCCGCCGCCTGGCGTCGAGGACCCGGACTACTTCCCCTGGCTGGTCGTGGGCAGGCCGATCCCGGTCAACTTCATCAAGAACCGCTGGCCCGAGGAAGCGAAGGGTCTCGCCGAGGAGGACCTGCGGGTCGCCGAAGCGAAGGACATGCCGGGGTCCGAGGGCAACTCGCCCGCCGGGAGCGGACGGCTCAAGGAGCACGCCATGCTCTACACCGGCTACGAGATGCCCTGCCCCGATTACCCCGAGGGGATGTGCTTCACCTGGACAGGGCAGAAGGCTCTGGAGGTCCGCGAGGAGCTGCCGTACAAGTTGAAGGGTCGCCGTCACCACGGGATCATCTTCTTCCGCTACCACATGATCGACGGTCGCTTCTGGGGAAAGGGCTGCATCGAAGATCTGATTGGGCCGCAGCGCCAGAAGAACCGGGCGCGCAGCCAGATGATCGAGATGAAGGACCGCAACCTCGGGCGCGTGTACGCGAAGAAGGGCACGATCACCGCGTCGAACAAGCCGGTCGGGAAGATCATGGAGCTGATCGAGATCCCGTTGCACGCCGACTACCCGCAGGAGACGACCGGCACACCGGTCGGGCCGTGGATCGAGAACGAGGCGCGGCTGAACGACGAGGACATGGACCGGGTGGCCGGGATGCGCGAGGTCAGTCTCGGCCAGGCCCCGTCCGGTGTGAGCGCCTACTCGGCGATGGCGTTGCTGTCCGAACAGGACGAGCGACGCATCGGGCCGGTGCTCAAAGACCTGCGGGCTGGGATCGGCGACATGCTGCTGCTCACCCTGGGTCTGATCAAGGAGTACTGGATGGACCAGAAGCAGCTCGCGGTGGTTGGCACCGACGGGATGATCGAGGAGTTCATGTACCGCAAGACGCTGCTCCCCGCCGAGTTCCACGTCGAGGTGGGCAAGCACGCACCTATGCCCACTTCACCCGCCGCCGAGGCGCAGAAGACTTTCGACCTGTTCCACGCTGCGATCGCGTCCGGTCAGCCGCTCGCGCCGGACTGGTTGTACGACTCGCTCCAGGCCGGTCGTTCGCTGCCGCTCCCGAAGCGCGAAGGCGAGGTGCAGCGCAAGAAGGCCGAGATGGAGCACTACATGATGCAGCAGGGCCAGTTCGTCGTCCCGGACCCGTTCGACGACGACTTCCTGCACCTCCAGGTTCACCGCGAGCACCGGCAGCAGATCGAGCACACCGTTCGCCTGAAGACCGGCGCGGACGCCGAGCAGCAGGCGCAGGCTCAGGATCAGCAGGGGGCGGCTGGTCAGAAGCCCGAGGACGTGCAGCTCCAGATGTACCTGGAGATGATCATGGCGCACGAGAAGATGCACGTCGATCAGGCGGCTGCGAAGGCCCCGCAGTCCGGGCTGCCGATGCAGCAGGGGCCGCGCGGCGTCGAGGCGCAGGGAGGCTCGGGTGCTAACTTCGGGGCCGCAGCCCAGAACCTGAGCGGCAGCGCGCCGCCTGGACAGCCGGGGATGTAAATGGTCAACCTGCCGAACTTCAATCTTCGCCGCCGGAAGCTGGAACCGATCGAGTTCGTCCCGATCAGGCACGTTTTCCGGCAACAGATCAAGGTTAGGGCGCTGCTCGACATGAACGGCTGGGTGTGCGAAAAGGCCGATCGGAAGAAGTGGCACATCGGCAAGGACCGCACCGGCTACATCGACGAGGACAAGGCGCGTGAGTGGGCGGCCAAGGGTTACGTCGAGATCCTGGACGGGACCGTCCGCCCCGTCAGTGAAGATGAGCTGGCGGAGATGACGAAAAACGATCATGTAGTCGGACTCGGGGAGGGCCACAGTGGCTAACGGCTTCTACCAGCAGGGCATGAAGCACTTCTCCCGTGGGAACGTCAAGTGGATCTTCGACGCGACCCCGACCTCGGGCGAGGACGACGACATCCGTACCTTCCTGGTGGACACGGCCGACTACACGGTCGATCTGGCGACCCACGAGTTCCGCGATGCGACCGGGCTCGCCGCCGGGATCGAGGAGTCGTCGGGCGCGATGACCCTGGTCGATGGCGCGGCCGACGGGATCGTGGACGCCTCTGACGTGGTGTTCACCGGCACGGCCGGGGACAACTGCGAGGGCATCCTGGTCGTCCAGGAGAAGGGTTCGGCAGCCACCTCACGACTTCTGTTCTGGTGGGACACGGCGGGCGGTCTGCCGGTCACGCTCGGCGGTGACGTAACCGTCGCCTGGGACAACGGCGCGAACAAGATCGCCAAGATCTAAACCCGAATGCGCGGCCGTGTCCAGGTCGAGTGGCTCTGCCCCGATCAGGTGCGCGCGGGAATCCAACGCGACTGGCTGAACCTACAGCTCACCGGGCGTGGATTCATTTCAACCGCACTCCCGCAAGCGACTCTCAGGCACGGCGATGTTTGGATGACGGTCGCGGACGTGGCGTTCGACACGGTGGCTGAGGGCGACACCGTGATGACGCTCGCGCTCGCACGGATGGCCGCCGACCCGTTCATTCAAGCGGGGTCGTGGGTGCAGAAGCACACCTGTAAGCACGAGGACGGCATCAACGATTGCCCCAGCTCGCTGGTCAGGACGGTGAAGTAAGTGGGCGTTCTTCTTTTCGACAACACGGACGATGTGGTTCGCTTTACGACGCTCGCCGGGCCGCTCGCAAGCGTCGGCGACGGCGCATGGACAGTCGCTGTGCTGGCGAAGATGAACACGACCGGCGACTGGAACGCCGTCGCTTACCTGCTCAGCGGCGGCGGTGCCACGCAAGCGGGGTTCAGTTACAACGCCAGTGTCACGCGGTTGTACGTCGATGTCGGCAGCGGTTCGACCTTCGGCACCTTCGTCCCGAACGCGACTGACACGTTCATCTTTGCGGTGAGCAAGGCTACGGGCACGGTCGCCCCTCGGCTCGGCGTCAAGAACCTCACCACCGGGTCGGCCTGGGCGCACGAAGCCGGATCGCTCGGCATTGCTAATGCGGCAGCCTCGTCAAGCCTCGAAATCGGGGTGTGGCAAGGCACGTCCGACCCGTTCGGCGGTTGGGTTGGTCTGTGCGGCTGGTGGGAAGGCGACATGTCGGACGGGCAGAAGGAAACCCTCTCTACGAACAAGCAGACGAGCGACTGGTGGAACCACTCGTTCGCCGTGCCGAAGTTCCTTTCTCAGTTGAACGTCAGCACCCCAAGCGATCTCGCGGGCAACGCGACAGGGCTGGACATCTCCAACCTGCCGACACTTGACGCTGGGGAGACGCTGGAGAACTGGAACTTTGACGGGACCGGGCCTGTCGTCGGCCCCGCAATCAATCCCGACTACAGCCGATTCCCTCGGCATCATCTGCGCAGGAGCCGCTGAATGTCACTTTTCCTCGTCGGTCACGCCACCATCCCAGACAAGCTGAAGGTGATCACGAGCGCGGCCGGGGACATCGACACGTTCGTCTCGTTCATCGACTACAGCGACGCCGACCCGCCGGTCGTGACGGACATGAACAACGAGTCCCACTCGATCACGACGGCGACAACCACCGATATTTGCGCGGGTGTAACCGATGCGGCCAAGCGGCGCGTGGTCAAGAACGCTGCCATCGTCAACGCCCACGCCTCGGTCTCGAACGACATCACCGTCATCTTGGATGACATCGACGCCTCCGACTACCAGATCGCCGAGAAGGTGACGCTGGCTCCGGGCGAGGCGTTCAAGTACGACGACGCTCACGGCTGGTTCAAGGCTGCCGCACAGGTCGCTACGCTGGCGTCCGGCGCTGCGACCGTCTCGCAGATCGCGGCTCACTCGGCCGACACGTACTACCTGGGGATGCCGCTCAGTGCTGGTGGTTTGACGCGACTCCAGGCTGGCTCATTCTTCCGTTGGTCGTTCGGCGCGACCAAGGGGGCGGCTGGCACGGTGGCCCCGACCTTCAACATTCGCGTCGGCACCGCAGGGACGACGGCTGACACCTCGCGCTGCTTGATGACCGGTACGGCGCAGACGGCGGCGGCGGACACCGCGATGATGGAGGTTATTGGCACCTTCCGCGTGGTCGGCGCGTCGGCGATCATCCAGGGCCGGTTGATCATGGACCACTACCTGGCGATCACCGGCTTCTCGACTGTCGTCAACCACCATCAGATGGTGGAGACGACGGGGGGCACGTTCGACTCGACTGTCGCCAGCCTCATCATCGGTCTTTCGGTCAACCCTGGCACGTCGGGCGCATGGGTTGTCAACCAGGTCGTGCTCGACGCCGTAAACCTGGTTAGGTAACCCGCCCGTGGCCCTCGGCCCGAAGTTCCTCCAGGACGACATTCTCGACCCGGAGGGGTGGTACGACCGACTCCTGATCTCAGACCCGTCGGCGGGCACCACCCTCAGCCCGGCGTCGCTGACGCGCACTCGTGCGCAAGGGACGCTGAAAGTCAATCCGACAGTCACTCCTGCGGGGCTCGTACACACGAGGGCGCAAGGTGCGACCAAGGTCAACCCGTCGCTGGTTCCCGCCAGTCTCGTGCGCACGAGGGCGCTCGGAACGATCACGGTCAACGCGTCGCTCAAGCCCGCGAGTCTGACCAGGACCCGCGTCCAGGGCAGCCCGCTCGTCAACCCATCCGTCAAGCCTGCGTCGCTGACGCGCACGCGTGCCCAGGGCAGCCCGCTCGCCAACCCGACCCTGAAGCCTGCCAGTCTTGTGCGCACCCGGGCGCTCGGCACGATCACGGTCACCTCCGGGTTCGTTCTCAGCCCCGCATCGTTGACCAGGACGAGGGCGCAAGGCACCGTCCTCGTTCACGTCAAGGTTTTCCCGGCGTCGCTGACCCGTACTAGGGCGCAGGGAACGCTGGTGGTCACCACCGGCTCGCTCGCCGCACCTGCGTCGATCGTTCACGGGCGCACCCTGGGCAGCCCGCAGATCAACGTCGTCATCGCACTGACCGGCCTCGCGCACACGCGCACGCTGGGCACCACGAAGGTCAACGTCGCGCTCAACCTGACCGGGCTGACCCGGACCCGCGTGTTGGGCACGATCAAGGTCAACCCGACCTTGAAGCCGGGCGCTCTCGACCACGGAAGGCAGCTCGGCGCGACCGGGATTCTCGGCACTCCTGCTGGTCCCGCAGAGGACCGGGCTCGGGAGCACCAGAAGTTCATCGCCCCGTCCGTCTGGTAGGCCGTCTACTATCACGCCTCGTGACAAGGGCTTTCACCTCATACGAAATGGCCGTCCGAAACGGTGCGGACGCCCAGGTCGGAGCGCAGTCAGCGGGCGCGGGCACCGTCGTCACTCTGGCAGCACCCTCAAACGCTTGCGCCTGCATGATCCAGGCGAAAACGACTGCCGCCCGACTCAGTTTCGACAACACGGCCCCCTCCGGTACCAACGCGATCATCCTTCCTGCGGGCACCGCTCCGGTGTTCTTCCCCTTCGTGCCGGTGCTCGCCCCGACAGGGACGAGGGACCTCAAGTTCGACGGAGACGCGGGAGCCTGCGACCTGACCGTCATCTGGCTGGAGTAATGCTGTCCGAGCCTTATGCGATGAATAGGAGCTGACATGGCACTGACCATCGTTTCCGTCAACCAGAACGTCTTCGGGTCCACCCACGAGAACGTGGTGGACATCACCGGCGACTCGTCCTACAGTGCGGGCGGCGAGGCGCTGGCGGCGGTGGACGTGAACGCGCTCATGCCCCGACTGGGCGGCGGCCTGCTGGTCACCGACAGCGACAAGGTGCAGCTCTTCCAGAGCGAGACCGACATCGCCGGGCGCACACTTTCGCTTGACCGCGCCACCGACAAGATCCTGTTCTACGCGGCCGGTGCGGAAGTCGCCGGTGCGACGAACCTTTCGGCGGTCACGATCCGGGCGACCGTCAGGTACGGACATCCGTAAGGAGGGCACGAGGTGAAGGACTACATCTTCGAGTTCGAGACCGATCTGGGCGAAGGCGACCCCGGCGGCGAGCCGGAACCGGAGCCGACCCCAGAGCCGGAAGCCGAACCGGAGGCAGCGTGGACTGGCCCTAGCCAGGACGAGTGGACGGCCATGACCCAGTTCCAGCAGCAGGTGACCCCGTTCTTGCAGTCGGTCGCGCAGGCGATCGACGAGGGCTACCAGCCGCAGGTGCAGCCCGAGGTCGAGGAGGGGCCGGACTTCGACCCGCTCGACCCGGACTCGATGCAGGCGTACATCCAGCAGAACATCGAGCGCGGCGTCGCGGAGGCGCTGACCCCGTTTCAGGGTGTGCTCGGGATGGTCGCATCGGAGCGCGGCGAGCAGCTCGCCAAGGACGAGCTGGAGCTGGTCAAGTCGGAGATCGGCGAGTTCGACCAGGACCTGGCGTTCCTGGTTTCGTCCGGGATGGTCGCCGACCCGAACGTCGATCCGGGGTATGCCCTGCGCCAAGGCGCGACCTTCGCGCGTGACCATGAGGCGAAGATCCGCGCCGACGAGCGGGCGAAGGTGACCGAGGAGCTGCGCGGCCTGTCCGGCGCTCCCGGCGAGATCCCTGCGGGGCAGGGTTCCGCGACCGACATCACGAAGGTTCCGACCGGCCCGATGCGCTACCACGAGGCGATCGCGCGCGGACTGGCCCGAAGGCGTCCCTCCCAGCCGGTGGGGTAATGCGAGTCGTCCGACTGGTCCGCTACAAGGAGTCTCCACATGGCTGACGAGACCACCAGCACCTGGGCAGACCTTCTCCGCGAGGCCAAGGGACCTCTCGTAGAGGCGCTCAAGTTCAAGACGGTGCTGCTTTCAGAGGTGAAGCGGGACAAAAGCCCGCGACGCTGGCACGGCAAGCAAGTCACGATTCCGATCTGGCTTGCGCCGCAGCAGGGCACCGGCGGGATCACCGAGCAGGGCACGCTCAACACGACCATCCCGGTCGAGACCGAGCAGGCCGTGGTCAACTCGGGGATCATCGGCGTCCCGATTTCCTTCTCGACCCAGGTGCTGCGTCAGGCAGCCGGGGACGAGAACTCGTGGGCGGAGATCCTGCCCACCAAGATGGAGCGCGCCGAGGACGGCTTCGGCCGGGTCATCAACGAGATGATGACCGGTTCCGGCGACGCGCTCCTCGCGGACGTTTCTGCCGCGACAGGTGCCTCCGGTGGCGCGAACCAGAACATCGCGCTCATCACCGGCACCAACCTGGCGAACCTGTACCAGCTCTACGTCGGCCGCGTGGTCGATGTTCGTGTCCGCTCGACCGGTTCGCTGGTCGCGGGCGCGACCATGCCGGTGAAGATCCGTGACATCAACCTCACGACCGGCATCATCAACGTCGTGAACATCGACGGGTCGGCGACCTCGTTCGCCACGGCGACCACCGACGGCATCTACATCCAAGGGTCGAACCGCAACGTCGCAGGCGTGAACACCTCGGACGCGATCCAGGGGTTGCTCCAGGCGGCGGCGACGACCGGCACCTTCGAGACGATCAACAAGGCGAACGTCGATGCGTGGCGCGGAACGGACGCGTCCCCGGCGGCCCTGACCGATCCCTCGATCGCGGTGTTCGACAAGGCCGAACGGCTGGGGATGCAGCGGGCGGGCAAGGTGCCTGCCTTCTACCTCACCGACCCGGCGGTCGTGGACAAGTACACGCAGGGCCTGACCGTCCAGGCACGCTGGGCGGGTGAGGAGGGCGAGCTGGCCTCCGGGTGGACTGGCGTCCGCTACCGGAACAAGCTGCTCATCCCCGACTTCGACATGGCTCCGCAGACGGCGATCGGTGTGCCGCTCTCGGACATGAACATCTACACGCTCGACGATGGGCCGGACTGGGACGACCACACCGGGTCGGTGTTCCAGAGGTTCGGCACGCGCTCGCTGCCGCTGGAAGCATGGCTCATCTGGATGCTCCAGCTCGGCTTCCAGGCGTGTAACAGCATCGTCAGGGTCGGGAACCTCAGCCAGGCCGCATAAAGGCTCGGGGGGTATCCACTCGATGCGCGGAAGGGCGGCCCACCAGCCGCCCTTCTTCGTACACTGACCCGCATGGCACTCAGCGAATACCGTCACGGCGCGCTGATCGTCGTCCAGGACCTCCCGGACAGGAACGACCTCGTGCGCGCTCTCAAGCAGATCGACGAGCGGCTGTTCATCGAGAAGCAGCTCACGCTGGAGCAGGAGCAGGTCTGGTGCGTGGTGGTGGACATCGGCCGTGACGAACCCCCGGTGACGATCCTGGAGTACCGCAGCAAGGGCGGGATCCCGCTGCAACTAGACAGCGGCATCATCGAACGCACCGCCCAGATGGAACGGGACGGGGGCAGGCTGCACCAGCGGGTCATCGACCGGAACCGCCAGTTCCAGGCGGAGAAGCGGGCCAAGATGCGCGAGGACGTGGCGGAGATCACGAAGGATCGCATCCCGAGTATCGAGGGGCGCAGCTCGTGGCCGATTCCGCGCAGTCAGAGCCTGCGCATGTCCCGTGACAAGCAGCGTGCGAAGGGGCACAAGGTATGACGTACAAGGAGATGCAGGACGAGGCGATCGCAGCGCGCTTCAACGAGAGCTACCGGCCGCGCGTGCAACGCTGGATCAACCTGCGCCACGCGCGGCTCTGGGGATTTGCCGAGTGGCCGTTCAAGAAGTCCACCCGGCAGGCTGCGAACGGGGACGCGTCATCGTCGATCACGGTGGCGTTGCTCGGCCGGGTGCTGCACCTGGAACGGGCGTCCGACGGTGAGCCGCTCACCTACATGGCCCCCGGAGATTTCCAGGACACCTGGCCGGGCGGGACGCTTTCACCGTCCGGTGTGCCGGACACCTTCACGGTCATCAACCGAATCATCTTCTACCGCCCGTTGTCTCCGAGCGCCGCGTTCAACGTCTCCTACGAGTCCAGGTTGAGTCATCTCGCTGACGGCGTGACGCTCACCGCCGGGAACATGAACTCGGACAACGACACGCCGGTGTTCGACGAGGCGTACCACCCGCTGCTCGTGATCGGTGCGACCGCGACCGGCCTGAAGATGGAGAACGACCCGACCTGGGGCGCGCTGGAGCAGGA